AGCAACTTGAGCTGCGAGATTGGCAGCTACGTCTCCAGAAAGAGTGACTTCCAAATTCTTAAACCAGTCGTCGAACTCGAGTTGCTTATTAGTCAAGAAATTATTCAAATCATTATTAGCTTCTGTTTTTTTATCAGAAATCCATTGATTCCATTGTTCGCTCCATTGAGCGACAAACATAACAATTGTCAAGGTTTTAAGAACTCCAATAACGAATGGGCATTGGGATGTCCCAACCATATTCGAGATCTTATCTTGTGTGATCGCTGTTGTAGAAGCAGCTCTATAAATATTCGCCAAAGGATATTGATGAACCAGCTCAGTATTTTTCAAAGTTGGAGCGGCTGGCGATTCATTTGAAGGGATCCCCAAAATATACTTAATTGAGTTTGCACGAACCTCGTCAGAGGCATCAACTTCAATTACAACACTATCAATACGATCATATGCCGCACTTGAAGCAGGAATATCGAGAGAAAGTCGAGCATCATTCAACGTCCATGTATGATTAAACCAGGCACGACCTGATCCAACCGTAACAGTCCCATTTTTTTCTCCCGGTTTTACTGAAAATGCATCACCAATTGATTGATAAACCCCATCTTGAATAATTCCATCGAAAATGCTAGACATCTGAATAGCATCATATACTCTGTCATGTTTTACAGAGTTGTAAAACCCATAAGTCAAACTCATGTGGATATCTCCTGATCCGCCAAAGCCGTAAATGTCGGATATGAAGAAATAGCACCAGTGTCCTGAGATTGAATAAACTCAGTTACACGAACAACCATCTCCATTCCAAACTCATTTCTAATTTGAACAATATCTCCGATAAAGAAATCTCTTCCGTAAATATACATTCGAGTTGCTTCGGCTTCCCCCTCAAATGTTTGAGAATATGAATTTTCATTAAGATTTTTCATACCTCTATCGCGAAGAAGACTGCGATACTCAGAATCTGGCAATACCCGGTCATCAACTTTTGATTGAACATCGCGAGCATCTGTAAAAATCTCTCGACGATCTAGTCCATTTATTGGCGCCTTGGCGATGGAGGTTACTTCATATTTTCTTACATCGTCTTGGCCCTCTCCACCAACTCGGGTAATTGTTTTATAAGTGGACTTCTTTTTCTCATATCTACTACTAAGAAGATTTTCAAAAGTCGGAGAAAATACAACATAAGTATTTATATCTTGATTATATGACCTATTTACTCCAGTATATAATGAGAATTCAAGTTTCCCATCAGAATTTCTTTGAATCTGGAATCCAATATCGTGATATTCACACATTTCTTTTATCGCTGTGTATAAATTATCACCTGTAAACTGAACATCATAAGATAATTTGGTTATGTCTGATTGCTCAGTCCTTTTAAATATCAGATTGGGTATTGCCCTGTTCGAGTCAGATGGAGAAATAGCATTCTCATTAAGAAGCCTTTCAACAGAATTTTGGAAATTCCCATTGAGACTCGTCATGCTCCAAATAATTCGTCTATCTAGTATGGATTCTAGTGATCTACCCGTTACTTCTGCATAGATCTCACCATTCAAATCCGTATTCACAATTATATCTTCAATAATCATAAGATCATTAGATGATCCCAATTGCAAATATAGATCTTCTTGAAGTTTCTCTAAAATGCCAGAAGTAGCAGGAACAATCAACTTGAAATCGCCATATCCAGAATACCTATCTGTCCAAATTATAGATTTAAAGTTATCGATGTAGTAGAAACTTTCAAAATCCCTATTCAAAACCATAAGTTCCATTATACACCCTCATAAATGACTTTGCCCTGAATAAGGATTTCCAAATTAGAAGATCCAGCCTCTGCTGAGAAAGCGAAAATATTATCGCCCTTTGTAAGGTACAACCAAGTAATATCCTTGCCAAGGGCATTGAGAATATTTATATACTTTCCGTCCCTATAAAGATAAATTGACTTTTGACCAACCATCGTGTTAATGAGAATATCGTCTCCCGCTTTAAGCGCCCCTCCAGCAATCTTTTCAATCTTTGACGTGTCCAATTTCATTTCTTTGTTTCCATCAATATCAAAGATTGCAATGTTTTTCGCAGGACCTAGTGCATGGATTGTGATATAAACGCCGATATCGGCATCGCCATTGTACATTAGAGACAGAGGCACAATCTTATTAACTTCACCGAATTCTAATTTTTCATCATAAAGCGACTCATTTGAAAAGGGAAATTCAAATAGCGAAGTTACCCCGCCAAACCTAATCTCATTAAGGTAGTTACTTCCTGCTGAATAGAAATATGGATCCGGACAAAGAATCGAAATTTGAGTATCTTCTTCGCTGCTAAAGATGTTTGGTGCATTACTTTCAACATATCCAGAAGTTTGAAGAGTTCTATTATCCGTCTCGATAGTTAGTGTGACAAGCTTCTTTACCGGAAAATATCTATAAGTTTCTTGTCTAACGTCCTCAACGGAGGGGGAACCTAAAAAACGCATGCCGATAACAATGTTCCGTACATCAACAAGTGCCGAATTAAAGATTCCCCCATCCATTGTGGCTACACTAGAAATATTTACAGATGATTTAACCGGTCCAAGGCCATCAATGGAAGTAATGGCAAAGCCTGTTTCTTCAGGATTGGCCAAAACAATCTTTTTTTCCTCATTAAGATAGTTCTTAACCGTGACCGAATGAATCATGGCCTCTTCAACGCCTCCTTAACAGCTCTTAGCTGGTTGTTTGTTTGCCTATAAATATCGACCTCAGACAAAGCCGTTGGTGAGGTATTTGTCTGTTGGAAATTAATATTTACTTGTGAACTCGAGCCTCCAGAAGACAAATTCTGAGTCTTTTGTGCTCCTGCAGCAGCAAGAGACAATTCTTTTACTGGACTATCGAGAATTCCAGAAATCTCATTGGCGCCCTTCTTGAGCTCCGAGAAATCAAGAACAGGTGTTATTGTCGGATTGAAGTCGTCGCCAAGATCAGAAAGATCTGGCATATCGCGAAGAGCTGCCTTGAGATTATCCATTGCGGAAACCCCTAGATCCTCTGCCGACGAATTTACCCTATTTTGACCCCGATCCATTCCGATTGCAAATCCCTCTGCAACGTATCCTCCAATTCCAATAAACACCTTTGAAGGAGATGCAATATGGAGAATTTCCTTAACCTTATTCACTGCTCCCTGGGCAAGGTTCTTAGCAGCCTCCATGACTCTGTCGACACCCTTACCAATGCCGTTAACCATCCCCTTAATAAGATTCTCCGCCAGATCTAGACCGGCATCAGCCATTGGCCCACTGTTATTCTTAACAGCCTCAGACAAACCCCGAATAAATGAAAGAATAAGGTTGAATCCTGATTGGATAATGTCAGGAAGACGCCTTGCAATTCCATCTATGAAATTAGTAATGATGTTAGAAGCAGCATCAACGATCCCGCCAATATTATCGGCAATTCCTTGAAGAATTCCCTGAATCATTTTTAATCCAGAGTCGACCATCTGAGGAACAGACTCGGACAACTTATTAATTAGCTGGACAATCATGTTCAACAGTGCGCCGACAATTTGGGGAGTGGTATTTGTAATTGCTGTTACAAGAGACAAAAGCACAGTTGTCAAAGCGGCCGTTATTGCAGGACCGCCCTGAGCAATTACTAACGCGAATGCCAGAATTCCGACAGCTACTTGCTGGAGAAACATGGGGATTAGCCCAATAAGTCCAGTAACCGCGGAAATAAGGACAGCAACGCCCGCAGCACCTGCAGCAGCGAGCAATGTGAGCCCAATACCAAGGGCCAATACACCGACGCCTGTAGCTAGACATGCAACGCCAAGAAGCAACAGAGCAGCGCTAAGTGCAATGATTGGTATAATTACCGGGGTAATAAGATAACCCGCGATACCAATAATCGCAAAAGCCGCAGCCATTGCAATAAGTCCCTTAACAATGGTTCCGGTATCAAGAGACCCCAAAGCCGCCAAAGCTGGAACAAATATAGCAAGAGCAGCAGCAACAACGAGCAAAGCCAATGCTCCAGGAATGGCCCCAGTCATTAGAGCCATAGCACCAGCAATAATTGCTAATGAAAGAGCCAAAGCAATTATCCCCTTAACTAGTGTCTCAATATCAAGACCACCAATTTGAGCAAGTGCATCCCCAATAAGCAGCAAAGATCCAGCAACAATTGTTAAAGCTGCGGCCTTGACAATCATATCAAGGGGCATTATCTGCATAGCACCAGCAATAATTGCTAATGAAAGAGCCAAAGCAATTATCCCCTTAGCTAGTGTCATCATATCAAGACTACCAATTTGAGAAATTGCATCCCCAATAAGCAGCAAAGATGCGGAAACAATTGTTAAAGCTGCGGCCTTGACAATCATATCATCAGGCATTATATGCATAGCCCCGGCAACAATTGCCAATGAAGCAGCAATACCAAGTAGGCCCTTTCCAATTTCTGACATAGAAAGGCTACCGATTTTACCGATTGCCATTGCAAATATATTTAGGGCAACACCAAGAATTGTCATCCCCGCTGCCGTAGAAATAAGTCCCTCGGAATTCTTTGCCAGCTTTTGAAAAACAGAAACCTCTCCAAGAATGAGACGGATAGTGACCAATCCCTTGGCGAGTCCCGAAACTGGTATACTGCCAAATGACTTGACTGCCTGAGCAAGAATAACAAGAGAAGTCGCGAAGATAATCATCCCCGCGCCCTTCATCGATGCCACTCCGCTAAGATCCGTAGCATTCATAAACATGGACAACTCGCGGAGAATGAGTATAAGGCCCGCAAGCCCCTTAATCATGTCTGGCCAACTGATATTCGAAAGCTTCTTCACCGCCGAAGCAAGAATATCAACGGCAATCGCTAAGAGGATCATATTAGCAGCCAGAACGGAAACCTTTGCCATCGACTCAGGTGTCATGGTCTTCTCAAAGACAAGGAGAGTAGCAATTAGATTTCCAAATAGGACAGTAATTGCTCCAAGACTGGAAGCCAATTTATCTTCAGGAATAGAAGACAGAACAATCAAAGACAAAGCAAGAAGCCCAATCGCGGCGGCAATCTTAAGAAGAGCCCCGGCCTTCAATTGAGTTTGCAAAGCACTGAAAGTTTCAGTAACTCCTCCAATTAGGTCCTTGATGGAGGAGAGCATACCTCCACCATTGTCTGTGATGCTTGCGAGTCCGGAGACGAACTTCTTAATTTGGCCAAGAATACCGACGATAAGCCCGCCTTGGATAACCTTGAGGATATCCTCAAAGGTGAGATTCTTCATAAAGTTTGAAAATCCGGTTGCTATATTTCCAAAGGCTTCCGAAATCGCATTTCCAAATGAAGAAAGAGCCGGGGCAAATTTCTTAAATGCTTCGCTAACAGTTTTTGCAGCCTCTGCAGCGAGATCCCCAATCTTTTCAAATCCTTTACCAATTGCTGGAAGAACTTGGTTAAATGTAGATACTCCAGCCACTGATGCGGCCATACCACCAAAGAAATTCCCGATACCCTTCAAAGCTAGGCCACTGTAATGCACAATTGTACCGAAAACAAAGGCTAAGGCATTCCCTATTTTAGTAAATACCTTAGTTGATTCGACAGCCTTATCAATCTTTGTTATAAAACGACCAATTGTTGCCGTTATTTCAAGAAGTCCTCCGCTACCGGCAGATAAACCAGAAAATAGTGGCGAAATCCCCTTCAAAAGAGATGAAAATAGACTAACACCAATATGCAAGATGGAAAAGAAACCCTTAAAAGTATCTTTCAAATTTGAAAGAGTCTTTTCCGAAGGAATTAGAGAAGTCGAGAAATTCTTTATGCCTTCTGAAATCTCGGCAAGCCTCTGCCCGGTCATCGGCGGAAAGATCTCAGATACAGCCTGCTTAAATACCGTGACGATCTTCATCGCCCCACTAAAAGCATTGCCAATAGCCGTAATAATCTTATCTCGGCCACCAAGATCTTTCCAAACCTTGAGCATATTGTTTCTAGCATCGGCAGAATTTTGAATCATTCCACCAATTACATTAGAAACATTGGTAAACAGAACTTTAGCCTGCTCAAAATCACCAGAAATAATCTCCCAAGTTGTTGCCCAACCAGATTGGGCAGCTTCTCTAAGAGTCCCCATTAGTTGGCTCATAGACTTTACTTTTGTAGCAGCGTCTACGGCCTGCTTGGCCATTTCTTGGATACCCTTGATTTGCTCGTCGGTATATCCCATTGACTTGAGCTGCTCATTACTCAATTCACCCGTAAATTTCTTAAGGGTTTCTGTCAGGATTTCAGAAGTAAGCCAACCTTCTTGAAGAGAGTCCCTAAAAGACCCGTTCTTCTTAATAATATCATCAATGGCCACTCCATGTACACGAGCAGTATCCTTGATTGCGTTTTGGAATACCTCGCCGCCCATTCCGGCATTTACAACAGAATTCCAATCCATCAGTTTTACAGTGCCCGTAGCAAGAGCCTGCGAAAGCTGATACATTGCCGTTGAAGCCTGCTGAGAATTTGAACCAGAAATTGCGGCGACGTTCGCAATACCCTTAATTGCTGATACCGAGGTATTCAAATCAACACCGGCCGCAGTGAATGTGCCGATATTCCTGGTCATTTCTTCAAAACTATAAATAGTTTTATCTGCGTAGGTGTTTAGTTCGGCCAAGGCGGCATTAACCTGCGATAGATTTGTACCCTTAGACGATGTATTTGCCAGGATCGTCTGAATAGAGTTCAGCTTCGTCTCATATTCGGCATATCCTGACATAATCGGGTCAAGAGTCAAACTTTTAATCAAGGAGGCGCCGGCCGTAACCGCTTTGTTAGTTATGTTGGCGAGGGCAGTAACGCCCATTACTCCAAGCGCTGAGAATTTACTAGAGATATTCTCAACTCCGTTGGAGAGGCCCGCGAGTGAGAAAGATTTCCCGGCTTCATTAAGATCGTTCAAACTTTTTGCTGATCCACCGAGATTAAGACCCTGCTTAAGCTTATCAAGGGCGGAAGTCGTTTGGCTTACACCCTTCTGAAATTGCCCATTGTTAAACTTCATATTAACAACGCGCTCGTCAATACTGCTCATGAACTAGTCACCACCCTCCATACGCCTTCTGCTATTTCGTCAAATATAGGTTTGATTGCCGGATTTATAAAATCTCTTCCTTGCACATATCCGCCATTTCTTGTTCCATGGCCATATTGCAAAAGTATTACTAAAGGAACTCCGGCCTTCAAATTTGAATTTGTCCAAATTATTGAATAGTTTTGCCCCTTCTTTTTAACTTCGTAATTCCAAGAAGAGGCAGTAAGACCGGAGGAAACTGGAGTAGCAGAAGCAAGCGCACTTACACCTTTTGATCCATAATCATTAAGAACAGAGAAAATATCTCCTTTAGACATTCTTCTAAGAAAGGCATCGGTATTTTTAAAACTTCCACTTGATTCTAAGCTAATCACAATTTCCTCCGGTCATTTACTTATGCAAAAAGAGACCTCAAAGTCTCAAGATCATCGGCCCACATCTGCCCGAAATACTGGGTGGAATTGGGACGATACTTCTTCTGAAATGCCGTCGCAGCATCAATAGTGGGCTGCTCAAAAAGACCATCCGCCCAAGAGCTATTCGGATCAGAAATTCCAGGAACGAAACCCTGAACGATTAGTGCTTGCTGAATCGCCCGGACCTGAGGCCTTTCATTCTCATAAAATCCTCCATGGGAATGCTCATTTCCATTGATATCCCCATAATAGTCGCCATTAGCAAGAGGATAGGGCAACGGATAATTCGCCGGAAGACCAGGCTTCCCTGAATTCTCCGAGGGAGCGTTGACCAGGCCAGGAGGGCCTACAGGTCCATTTACCATAGCATCATACCACTCCTGAGCCCTCTGCATATAGGCTCCATTTTGAGATCCTGCAAGTGCCCCAGGGCAACTCGTCTGACTGAAGTAGCTATGCGGAAAGACGTTACCCATCCACTGAGGACGACCAAGATTATAGACGACGCAAAGAGCAGCCACCAAATGCGCTCCGTTATCAAGAGTCGGATCGGAAATCGTCCAGTCTGGGGCAAATCGGGCATCGGCATGCTCGATACTAATTGACTGCTCATTAGCGGCTTGATCGCCAACGGCCCAAGCAGTATCAACATCGTTCACAAGCTGCCCAATACGCCCATTGATATCAACCTGATAATGCGCGCTTGCCTCTCGGGTTTGCCAAACATTATAACACTGTTCAATAGACAAATTTCCTGCATTATGATGAAGGGCGATCATCCTAATCGGCTTACCTGCACGCCCGGGAGTAAAATGCTTATCAAGAATCCGATCTTCATCGGCAATTACATTAATCCAACTCTTCATTTCATTCTCCTAAAATTATCCTTGGCTATTTGATGAGGCTCTTCTAGAACGATTAAGTTCCCTATTTCGCCTCAGGATCTCGGCTTGAGACATCTTTTTTGGTGGGGTATTCTTTACATTGCAAATCCGGATTAGCATAATCAATCTATTAATATGCCACTTCTCACATTCAAAAGGAATTCCATTGGCGACCATCCAATAATAGATTAACTCAGAAGTTACAATTTCTCTATTATGAGAGCTCTTATTATGGATTTCCTTAATTGTTGTTGCTGTCATCGGGTTTGAAATATATGACTGGATGTCCTCAATGTTCCCGGGAGACAATATACCATATATGCTTGGGTTGACATTGTTAATTGTCATACAGCGTATATAGTCTAAAGTTTTCTCATTAGTCTTTTTATCATCATTAAGAAAGGGAACATGCCATTTTGACTCCCATTTTGAAATTGAGAGAAGTGAGTGCTCAAGTTTCAATTTCCCACCAGGGATTGTCACAAATTGTTCATTCTTTTCATCATATAATTCCGATTCCTGAACAGAGACTTCTAATGGCAAATGTCCTCCTTGTAAAAAGAAAGGGAGGGCAGAAGCTTTTTAAACTCCCACCCTCCCAATCCTATTATTTTTTAGACCTACGGAACTACCGGAGCTCCCGAACTAAGAATACTGATAATCTCATCGGGAAGTGGGACACGAGGTTCCAAGTCGCTCGTTCCATAAAGAATATCTTCAATAGCCTTCATCTTCAAAACGTCAATCTTTTCCGAATTAAGGATCATGGTCGAAGTAGGCTCATAACCTTCTACTGGAGTCGGGGTTGTAGTTACTTCCCAACTAAAGGTAATCGGCTCCGGAGAATCATTCACCGTAGCATAGGCCTTTTCGGAAGGCGCGGCCTTGCATCCATAAACAATATGGAGCTTGTACGCGTGATCGTTATTATCAATACTGTCACCTAGGACAGTCCGATAGCAAAGAGCAAATCGAATACGCTTCTGCTGCCCAATGGTAACCCCAGGCGAAAGTTCTGCAGATCCGTCGCACTTTCCAAATTCCTCGGGGTATGTGAATGCCTCAATGGTCGCACCAAATTCCTCAGCAGACATAAGATCGAGGTACTTGATATTGTCGGCATACTGAGGATTTGATTCCGCACCTGAGGGGCTTTCCGTGATGGTGGTAAGGCCATTCCAGGCAACACCAGTGGCGTAACCATTCCCTTCTCCGGGATACAAAACACCCTTTTGTACACCGGTTTCATACTTACGATCGCTGTCTTGATCCCACGTTAGCGTTGGCATTTTTTTCTCCTAAAAATATATAGTGAAGACGTCATGGTATAAATTATCTTGAACAAAATGCCTATTAAAAGTGCATCTTGGGAGTCTTGCCATTAACAATGGCAGAGGATCATCCGGATTCTTTGTTATTACCATCACATCATATCTTAAATCCAATTTATATGATGTATCATCCGCAAAATCGGTATCTATTCTGCTTCTTTCATAGATGATACATGGGTAATTGAGAGTAATATTACTGGGTGGTTGATAATACGCCTTTTTACCTTGGGGAAGTATAGATTCAAGAAGAATCTGAAGATTCACTCGTGATCCCATTGTAAACACCTCCCAAGGTAAGTAGAAGACGGGGCCTTTGCACTTCGATATCAGTAACCTTCCACAAAGACCCCATCCATTCTACATATGAAATGGCGAATAAATTGTCATTGATGAATTGATCCGCGATTATACTAATTTGATTAGATATAGAAATATTATCATTAACCTTATCTGTTGAGGTTACTTTTTTATTATTCCTAATCAAATCACCAGTATATTCTCTCTCTTCAGAAATCATCTGGACAATACCTGGCCCAGTTTCTTTGGCTTTCGAAAACCCAACTTTGCCATAGAACTTCGCCATTTTGAATTTCTCAATTACTTAGTACTTGTGGTACCAGACGTCGTGGTGCTTGAGGTATCAGAAATCGGAGCGCTGGCAGTCTTCCCCGAAACAGTCGGGAGAGAAGCTGCCTTCGACTCAATGATGATAGCAGAAAGAGGACGAACAAGAGCTCCGGACATACGAGTCTCCATAAGGTACTTGAACTGGTTGTAATCAATGTCGAAATCATCGAACATCGATACGTCACCGCCCTTATCAGTACCCACATAGTAATCGGAAAGATTAACCAGAATACCATAAGGAATACGATAAGGATTGGTTGTGTCGTCAACCTTTCGATACGCGTTCTCAAAGAGATCCACTCGAACAATACCTGAGACGCCAAGAGCCGAAACAAGTTCAGACTCATTAGCATAAATCCTACGATTATCCAAACTTCCCCGAGTAAGAATCATGTCGTTGTAGAACTTACGAGAGGTGAAGAAGGTTGGGGAACCAGTCCCCTTATAGTTCTCCATGGAACGAGTAACCGTATCGACGAAGGTTGCATCTGAGGGATCCACCGACGCAATAGTATGATAAGCATAAAGATCATCGTCCGTCAAAATTGGGCGAATATTATCTTCATTAATCTTATCAGCATCATCGATCTCTCGACCATCGCCAATAAGAATTGCGCGAGCGATTTCCTCATCAAGCATCATACGCATTTCTGCCCGAAGGAAAGCAACAACGTCAAGATCGGTGATATCAACAATATCATCACGGTCGAGCTTCTGCTTCTTATAAATTGTGGTAGGAGTCGTCTGTCGCTTAAGAAGCTTGATAATCTCTTCCTTCTTAAGATTACCCTTAACATAACCTCGAGCTCGAGCTTCAGGAGCTGTAACATCAGCCGCAGTAGACTTAATCCGGGAGAACGGCGAATGATGAGTCTTTCCCAAAACCTCGGAAACCCAGTCCATCCGGCGAGAAATAAACTCGGGACTCTCTAGGACATTCTTAGCATCCGGGAAAAGAATATCGATATTCTGAATCCCATAAGTATCAGCATGAGCAATTACAGCATCCCTCAAAGAACCATTGCCGCTGTGCATAGCATCATGCACAATTTCGCGAACCTCATCCTTATCAAAACGGACGGGCTTATTGATGTCAATGGATCCATTCGACTCAAAAAGATTGGTGTGCATAAGACTATCTCCTTCTTCAAATTCTTGTGAGTGTTCTACATCATTGGAAGGCTCTTCTGAACCTTTTCCTTCTGGCGCAATACCAGCATCCTTAATTGCCTCCCCAACCAGATAAAAGACAACTTGCTTCTGCTTTTCATTAAACGTATCAAAAATTTCCTTGATCGTTTCGTCGTCCCCGGAATCCTCTTGGGTCTCTGGGGTCTTTTGGGGTTCTTCCGGATCCTCAACAGAATCATGTTGAAGATACTTGACACCCTCATTATCATCGACATCCATTTTTTCATCCTTTGTATTATTTGTTAGATTGATATCAGATTCCCCCGAGTAAATGATCGCCGAGTCGGAGTCAAGAACCTCTCCATGCTCGATAGTAATATCATCAATCAAGGCTCCCGGGTTTGCACCCGACAAAACAACACTTACTTCACGAATATTTCCATGGACAACTGTGCTGTCTCTATTAGAAAGCCCATTCGCAAAGATTGAAAGCGCCGTAATATCGCCATGCTTAATTAGCTCTCGGCAATTGTCGGCGGCCTCAGTATGGTTAAGAGAGCACCTAGCATATACGCCATCCTCCCGGGCTTCCAAACGAGCTTTTCCAAGCACATTGGCAGGATCTTGATGCTCATGCATCCAAACGAGAGGAACCGTAATACCATCATTATCACGGAAAGCATCTTGTGCAATTGTTCGACCATCAGAGCAACGAATATTACTCTTTGTGGCCCATCCGCTAAAATCATATTCCATTTTGAATTATCCTATTCTACATTAGAAGAACCCGTTGTAAGTCGCGGGATTCCAGAATCTGCAGGCATTAGATTCTTATTTCTTAGAGCCTGGGCATCAGGGGAGTCTGATGGTTGCATTCCTATAAAGGAACGAACATCATTAGAGGAAAGAATAGCATTCCTCGTGAACTTGTCAGCGATCTCGGCGAGCTGTGAAACAGGAACAAGTTTGAATGGGTCCTTAAAGAACATAATGGCTTGATTTTGGGCTCTTGCAGTTTTTGTCAAGAATTTTCTATCAAGCTCATTAACGATCGTTGATAGGACTGGTTCAACAGTTCTATTAAAATAGTTTAGCATTTCTGCTTCGTTTGCCGAACCGTTAAAAACGGCTTGCGTAAGCCCAAGTTGAGAATACAAATTATTTGTCAGATACTCAATCTGCTTTTGAAAATTGTTTTCAACTGGGCGATTCAACTGAACAACATGCTCGGAGGCATCAGTATAGGCGATGCCATATTGACCAGAAGTTAGTTGATTTTCAAGTTCTTTTCTACGATGTTCAGCTTGTTGCCGCCTTGTCTCGGTTTTTACTGTAAAAGGCAACTGAAAAATCAAATCGAGTTTTCCACTACCGATTTGGTCATCCAGTCTATCAGCCAAATCCATCTTTCTAATCAAACGCCTCAAAGTAGAATTTGGTTCGTTCATTATTGAATAAAATGGATTTTCAACAATAGCCACTGACTTTTTTGGAAGTGTTAGTTCTTCCTTTTGACCACTATTCTCATTATATACCCGAACTCTTACATATTTAGGATACCATTGAATGATCTCCCCAATACGCATTGTATTGATATCGAAGCTTGATGTCCTGATATCCGTTGTTGTATCAATCGGGACAATAGCCGCAACTCCAGAATCAAATACTGATAGAACAAGATCAATAATAAAGCTTCTAGAAGATTGATCCAAATTTGCTTCAGTGAATAGACAATTATCTAATCCGTCTTGAATAGTCTCAAGAAATCTCTCGTTTTTATCTTGGCGAACATGCCTTATTGTGACAGAAGCTACATCATTGGCAATTCTGGTATATACCGAATTTATTAATGATTGACTATTACCTCTTGTCAAACGGAGATGGTCAGGCCTTACTGAATAGCTGGACCCAAAATCTTGAGGATTATTCTTATCTTTTCCATTAAACGCATTCCAGGCGTGCCGTATTCTATCGCCGAATGACATAGGCATTATTTCTCCTTACCGGCGAATAACTTTTTGGGATCCCTTAGATTTTCCAGCTACGCTATGGCCCCACTTCATTTCTCGAACACTGGAATGCTCAATACGATCAGAATCCGTAAGAATATGTGCAAAACTCATAATAAAACCCCCTAATCAAATTGCTCTCTATTAATTTTATAAGCTACCCATGCATCAACCAATGCAGAAACGCTATCAATCTTTTGATCTCTGCGCATCTTCATAAGTTTTCTATTTCCATTGGTATCTTCCAAAGTTACAGCATTTGACATGGCATATGACATCAATTGCTCATCAAATAAAAGAAGACGGGACTCACTCATTTTTTTAAGCTCACCAAGGGGAACAGATTCTGTCCGAGCCCCTTGAATTACTTTTTCAATACCAAATGGGCCATTTTCTTGAGTCCATCTGTTAACAAAATCTTTAGCATTGTATGGGTCAAACCCAAAACTCTCAACAATATACTCTGAGGACTCTATGAATTTATTAAGATCATCATAAACGACCATCATATCTAAAACGGTTCCGTCTAGAACTTGAAGAGACCCCTCTTTTATAAATTCCTCATATTTTGCTCGAGCAGCCCCCGGCAACTTCATTAAAGTTAATTCGGAAATATAACATCTTGTTTTTATTCCAAATCGATCCCCGGACAATGGAAACAGAAATGTAAATGCACAAAAGTCATCACCTTGAGAAAGATCAGCCCCCATAGAGCAGGGCAATCCCCAAAAATTCTGAATTCTGTGAGGGAGGGTTTCTTCATAAGTAAAGAAATATGTATACCCTTCCATTGGAATACCAAATCTCTTAGCCAAGATATCATTCCGGGCAGCAGGCGCTTGCTCGGCTCGTTCAACATCTAGACCGTATGTCTCATAAGATACAGTTATCCCAATGTTTGGGTTTGCTTTTGGCCACATATCCGGATTTGATACTTCCTCGATCTTATCAAGTCTGTAATACCAAATAGAGGCATGGGGATTGACATATTCCCCTTTTAAAATCTTTAAAAGTTCCATCTTAATAGTGTCGCCACTACTATTTCTTACTGTCCCTTCGGAACTTATTGCGATAATTAAATAATCATCTTCCTTTGAAGCCCCCTGCTCTACTGCACCGACAACATCTTCTCTAATATCACCAGAAAGCCACTCATCGATTGTTGAAACCTTAGGGCGAAGACCCTGCAGTTTATCGATTGACATTGGGCGGACTTCTAGGAGAGACCCAGTAAGGAAATTTTCAATTCCTTTTTTAGTTGCCGCCAGTTTTTGTCTTGCAAACCGATTCCCAGTAGTATTTTGCAGAGATCCTTCTGTAAGAAAGGTGAATAAAGGACCCCGGGATCTTGTTATTGCGGTTCTGATTGGAGACATTACTTCTTCGGCCTGCTTCATAGTAGGCGCGGTAGTAATTTGATGGGTGGTATTTAAATCAACATTAAGAAAATATGCCTGGATAAAAGAGGCGTACATAGATTTGGCCCCGCCTCTTGCCACAATTATATATTGTTTATTTATAAGCCTTTTCTTAACCATTTTTTGTTCATAATGCCCACTGGAACCTTTTTTTCCAGGAACATAAATACTTTTTTCAACAAAATACCACCAACCAAATATTTCCTCAGCCCACAACTTAAAAGTTGGAAGTAAATGAAGATCGCTACCATCAGTAAGTGTCAATTCATTTTCACAGAATTTGATCCATCCATCAATAGCTTCATCATCATGGTAAATATTTGGATTTTTTATCCACCCATCAATTCGATTCATTTCCAAAGAAATTTCTTCAGAAATCGGGATCTCACCTCTAAGCACGGCATCGCGAAATTCCCCATAATATTTTGGTACGGCTTTGTTCGATAACGCCATGAGTGAACCCCATTTATCGATTCTTAATTATCTTGTCAATTGAGTTGAGCCCGGCCTCGAGTCCCCTCTGAGCATGTATAGATGCAACAGCAGTTGCCGATCCGATAAGAATTCCCAAAACAACTTTTTTGCCAGTCTGGGTAGCAGAAGACTTAAGTTTTTTATATTTCTGCTCCATATTAAGACGAGCAACTCTGTTTTTAAGTTCTCCGTTTGACATGCCTTTAATTTTTGAATTGCCGCGGAATTTCGTTCGGCCAGTTGTAGACCTCGTTTGCGTAGACCTCGTTTGCGTAGACCTCGTTTGCGTAGACCGTGCCCTTCTATGACCCCACTTCATTCCTCGAACACCAGAATGCTCAATACGATCAGAATCTGTAAGAATATGTACATTTGTCATGATTTGTCTCCTTATTAAACGGCTTTATTCGATAACCCCATTTATCGATTCTTAATTAGATGGCCAATAGAGCTGATCCCTGTCTCGATGCCCTTCTGAGCATATTTAGATCCAATAGCAGTTGCCGAACCGATAAGAATTCCCAAAACAATTTTTTTGCCAGTCTGGGTAACAGAAGAATTAAGTTTTTTATATTGCTGCTCCATATTAAGACGAGCAACTCTGTTTTTAAGTTCTTCATTTGACATGTCTTTAATTTTTGAATTGCCTCGGAATTTCGTTCGGCCAGTTGTAGACCTCGTTTTCGCAGGCCGGGCTTTTCTACGGCCCCATTTCATACCTCGAACACCAGAATGCTCAATACGATCAGAATCCGTAAGAATATGTGCATTTGTCATGATTCACCTCCTAATTCAACGGCCACAGAAATTCTGAATACCATCTCGGCGATCTTCGCTTTTTGGGCATCCATTACAGTACTTGCTTGTGGTGGATCAAATAGCAATTTAAC